TACCCGTGGCCTTCCTGCTCCCATCAGTATTCTATATTGTCAATGAGTTCGTCAATCATGTCCACGATTTTCATCTTCACCGCAAAGGCGTCGGGCGAGTTAGATTCCTCCACCGCCCCAATGCAGTCGCAAAGGGTCGTGATGACCATCATGAGGGAATCCATGCGGGCTTGGACTTGGGCCTCTTCGTTGGGGGCTTTAGTCGAGTTCGCCAAGTTCTCGGAGTTTATTTCGTGACCAGCCAAGGGCCGCTTTGCCACCCCAAAGGAGGTAACTGATGTAACCGCAGTCGCTGGTTGAATCAGCGTTGTCGTAGTAGGTTTCCGCCCGTGAAAGGTAGGAGTGCATCCGCTTAACGGTTGCAAGCGATACCCCTTCCCCGTTAGCCAACTGTTGCGCCCTGACCTTTCCCGTTTGGGTTGCGCACTTGTTCCCGTTCCTCTCGTTGAGTTCAATCCCCCGCTTGGCGTTGTTGCGTACCCCTTCGCCATAGTCGGCGTAGGTTTGGAACTGGTCACGGGTTGGGGTTGGTAAGGGCATGGGTAACGGTCTGCTGGTTGGCTTCGGCGAACTGGTCCGCCTCTTGGTAAATGTAGGATAGTGCCGATTTTACGCAGTCAGCGCACCACCAATTCGTGTTGGGTCTGCCATGGGCCACAAGGATGGTCTGCAAATCGTGGACCGCTTCGGGGGATAGACGCATGAACAGGGACGCTTGGTACTGCTCCCAATAGTGGCGGTGTTTTTGCGCAAGGACAAACTCGTCTTGGGTCATCGGTTCGTCAGTTGCAGGATGACAACGGTTAACCCCGCAGAGGCGAGGCCGTACACGGGAGCGAGGACCCAACCGCAGGTGGGCCATGTGAGAGCCACCGCCACCCAAAAGGTCAGGCAGGTGACGCAAGAGAACGGCTTGTGACGGGCGAACCAGGTCTTGTACCAGGCCTGGGGGAGGACATGGTACTCGGCGATTGCAAGGGCGGTCAGCGAACTAATCAGCAGGGGAAATATCAGCGTGTCCATGGTTTTGGATTGCGGCCTTGATTTTGGCCTTGGCTTGGTCAATGGAATAGATTATTGAGCGGTACGGAATACCCGTGTCACGGGATAGTTTCTTCATGTTACCTGTACGGAGGTGGAGGCGCAACAGTTCCTTGTCGTACGGGAACGCCCCGTCCTTGGCCCAAGTGTCCATCTCGGCCTCTGCGATGGCCCAAAGGTCGTCCATCAGAGAATCGTACTCGGACTGGGGAATAGGGGAATCGGGGTCCAGTTCTTCAAGCAGGTCGTGGTGACGGTACTTTTGGGCGAACTGGTTGTTTTTTCCTCGGTAGAGGTTCAGCAGGAGGCGAACCACATAGAACTTGAAATACCCCTGCGACTGGATTTGCAGGATTTTGGCGGGGTCTTTTTCCAGCAGGATGAGGACGCACTCCTGTTCCAAGTCACGCCAAAGCGGGTCGCCTCCCGTAATCGTGAGGCAGGCTTTGCGGATTTCGCCGCTTCGGTAGAGGTCCAGTATGATGGTGTCTGCTGATGCCATGCACAAAGATTGCAAAAAAAAGGGGGATGCAGTTAAGCACCCCCCCAATGGCAGGTAGGTAGTTTCGGGCTATTCGGTGGGCGGAAGTAGCAGAGTATCAGTGATATAAGCCCCCTCTGCGGTCTGCAAGTAGTCCTGTGCATTGTTGAAAACTTGCCTCCGTAGGTAGCGGAGTTGGGGCTTCGCTTTGCAGTCGTTGTGAAAGGATTCCAAGTTTATGATGATGGTGGAATAGTGGCGGTTCAACTCCTTCCCGATAGCCATGAAGGTGAATAGGTACTCGTTGTAGGCAATGTCGGCCACGATGTTCCGAGCGATTACGCAGGGCCGTTCCCGTGACGGGGACCGCACTTGGTCGGGGGTGATGCCGAATATCATTGCGGTGGTGTCAACAAGATGATGGATGAGGGCTGGGGTCATGAGGTTATGGGGGGTGGGGGTTTTACAAAGACTGCAATTCGGATTTGACCTCACGCCAAAAAAGTTTTTCAATTAAACTATATGCACGACTTCCAATCATATGTTCCAAAATCGCATCAACTGCGGTTATTGCGTGTTCTTTATGGCTTGCAATATCATCTAAATCATAACTGATAATTCTAAAATCTTCCATCAATTTTTTCGCTTTTTCTTTTGGGGTCATGGCTTAAACAATTTCGGGGATTGGCATCCAGTAGTTGACTTCGCCAGTAAACCAAGCGTGATTCTCGGAGAACCACATATAGTCAGCGGTGCTATACCAAGCAACGATTTGCAGTCCTTCCACATCGGTAATTAGCACAGGTTTGCCTTCTTCGGGCATTCGGTCTTGGGGGCGTATCCAGGGCATGGTCAGGCGTTTTTGGCTTGGAGGATTCTACCGAGCAGGGTCCAGTTGACGGACCACGGCTTTATGGTTTCGGAGCGGTCGGGGCGGTCGCAGTTCACGCACTCCTTGCGGATGTGGATTTGCCAGCGGCGGAAATCGGTGGGGGTTGGTTTCATGGGTTAGGGGTTGGGGGTTGTTATTTTTTGCGTAGGCTACCAAACGAGCCCTTTAGTTGATATCCAATTTCCTTGGCCGCTTCTTCTAATGGAGCCCAATGATGGTAATTATCACACTCATCCCATAGTTTTTGCAACCTTTCGGCAAGTACTTCTGTTGGTTCTTCAATCGGCTCAATCGTAACCTTGTACTTGTGAATGTTTACCATTCCGTTAAAGCATGTTGCGTCTTTCTTTTGCAAAACGGATTGTTCGTAAGGCCCAATCTGCTTAAATGTTTCAAAGCAAATAGTGCCATTTTGTTCCTTTGATTTGATTTTTGTCATCACTTTGCATTTATGGTTTGGAATAATGTGTACTTCCCGCATTTATCGGTTATGTTTTTTACCTGCGGACCGAATCCGTTGCTTCGGCTCAACACATACTCGCAGGCATCACCCTTGGGCCGCACCTCAATAACCTTCCAAGGGCGGTTGTTGGTGCAGGCGGTCAGCAGGGATAGGAGCAGTAAGCGGCGCATGGGTCAAAGATATAAACAACCTACCCACATTCAGCCAACACCCGCTGGAAATCTTCCACGCTTCGGATGACTACATATTTGTAGCCAACTGCCTCAACGACCCCCTGCCACCACTTTTGGGAGAGGGACTGCTTGCCCTTGGGCGTTTTAAATTCAAGGAACACCGCACCCTTGGGCGATAGGTAGGTCATATCTGCAACTCCAGCGGTCAGACCGATACCCTTTAGGAAGAAACCGTTGGAACGGGAGCGAGGGTTGTTGAGGTTTAGGAATAGAAGACCCTGCTCGTTGGGTCGCATCAAAGCGAACAACTTGACGCAGGCGGCTTGGAGGTTGTACTCGTCCATCATAGGGAATTGGGTGGGAACTCGTTGGCTTTGGTAAAGGGAAGGTGACATTGAATGTTTGCGATGCCAAGGGAACCGTTGCGGTTCTTGCGGACGATGACCTCCATCAAGTCCGCTGGCTGGTTCCTATCGTGTTCGTATGGTCGGTAAACAAAGCCAATCTTGTCAGCATCAAACTCCAGTTGGCCCGTTTCCCGAAGGTCGGACATTATCGGGCGATGGTCGCTCCTTCCCTCGGTTGCACGGGATAGGGATGACACCACCACCCCGAACACTTTCTGCCGTTTGCAGATTGCTTTGAGGGTCTTGGATATGTTCGTCATCTGCTCAATTTTAGGCTTGGCCTTGTCAATCTTGGTCGGCTCTACGAGTTGAAGGTAGTCCAAGTAGAATCCGCAAATCCCGTACTTGGTTTTGAGTTTGGCGATTTCCCCTTCAATGCGGTCAAGGTTGGCTTGGTGCAAGTCCACGATGTAGAGCGGTTTGGACTTTAGGAGGTCCGCTTTTTGGCCAAGGTCCATGAAATCTTTTGTGCTGATTCGCTCGGTGGGGTTGAGAAAATGCGCCCCGTCCATGGTGGCGAGGTTGGAAAGCATCCGCTGGGTCAGTTGCTCGGCACTCATTTCAAGCGTAAAGAACACCACGGGAATATCGGCCATGGCTTGATTCATGGCTATTTGCAGGGCCAAGAGCGTCTTGCCCATTGCTGGACGACCGCCCAAGAGGATAAACTCGGTGGGCTTGAATCCCGTCATCATTCGGTCCATCGGGCTGATGTAGGTCGGGAAGATAGAATCCTTGCGTCTGCCTTCACGAACCTCATTCATGTTAAGGAGAAACGCCTTGGCCAGTTCGTGGGCCGTGGTTTCGGTAGCGTTGGTTTCCACCGCTTGCATGGACTGATATCGGGCGAAGGCTTTGGGGATGTCACGGTCATGGGCCAACTCGTCCATGATGCGTTGTTCCTCCCGCTGCTTCCATGCTTCGTTGAGGTCGGAGGCGTACACCTTCCAGTCGGAGGTCAGCGTGTTGCCGTCAAGGATGTCCACGAAATCTGCTATCACATGGGCTTGCCCGTTGTCAATGAGGTGCTTGTGAACGGCCACAAGGTCCACGGGTCGCTCGGCTCGGTGCAGGGATTCAATCGCCCTGTAAACGAGGACATGGTTCCCCGTGAACAGGCGTTCGGGAATTTGAAGGAGCAGGACCGCTCGGTTGGTAAACTGGTCCATGAGGCAGGACAGGAGCCTGCGTTCAGCGGTAAGATGGTAAGGGTTCATCGTCGGTTTGGTTTAGTAAGTTGAAGGTAGCGTTGCGGGGAATTACTTGGTCCTCCCAGCGGCCTTGGTTGAGGTAGGTGGATGCGTGGGGTACGAACTGCACGGGGGTTTCAGCGTATAGGCGAGCGATGTTGTTGATAGCGGCCTGCTGGTCTTGGTCCTTCAACTTGGCGAAGGCTTTGGATGCGGACTGCTTGGAGGTCTTGCGAGGGTAGAGGCTCCAAAATTGGTCAAACAAAATACTGCTATCCCTCTTGGGCTTTCCCATTACCCCTTCCTCCTTTGCATTATCATTCTCCTTTTCATTATCATTCCCATTATCATTACTCATTAGGTTACGGGGTGGTTCGGTTGTGGTTACGTGGTGGTTAGCCTTTGGTTCGGTGGTGGTTTCGTTTTGGTTATACTTTGGTTTCCCGCCCTTGCAACCGTTCTCGTATTTCCGCTGATTAGCATCCAGTTGCGGCTTTATGGATTCCCAAACGGCCCGAACATATCTGCTCATTTCGGGTTCGTGTTGGTCAAGCCCGTACTGCACGATGGCTTGGAATAGTTCCAACTGCTCAACTGGGTCAAGGTGTTGGATGCTCATTAGGAACGAGCGGTAAAAGATGAATGAATCTCTCATAGGAGGTAAAAAAAAAGCCCCAACTGATTCCAGCAGTCGGGGCAGGGGTTAGAGAAGGAACCCTTTATTGGACGCATCGTGTGGCTGGAATCACACACGGGCGTTATTAGTAAATGTAATCTTCGGGCAAAGTTACACTAAAAAGGCATATCGTCAGCCTGTGGTTCAAATGCGTTGGCGGGACGGGATTCGTTCATCGTTTCTACTTTGCCGCTTAGGAACTTCTTGCCGCTCTGCCCTTCCTTGACCCATGCGGATAACCGCATCTTGGTTCCGTCGGGCAGGACGATGTCGCCCTTGTAATCGGGCCGCTTGGGGTTGTCACCTTTGTCGTTAGCGAACAAGGTGAAGGTGTTGGGTTGGGGGGTGTAATCGCTCATGGGTTTTGGGTTGGGTTTTGGTTAGGTTGAATTGAGTATTTGCAGTTATCCAGTACGAGCCAATTAGAGGCCCGCAAATCGCTTAGGATTCGGTAGGTGGTACGAATGGTCACACCAAGCACTTCGGCGAGTTCTGTGGCCCTGTATGGGCGTGAGGCGAGGTATGACACGGCGTAGATGGTGGCCACTCTTCGTTGGATTTCTTTTCCTTTGGGTTTGGGCATGGTTAGGGGTTTATGGTTAGCCAGTAGTAAGACCTGTCGCTTTGCAACCACCCCGTTGCTTTGAGGTGGGTAATGATTCGGTAGGTTTGGCGGAGGGGCAAATCTACGGCCTCGGCCAATCGTTCAACACGCATAGGCTTGTTGAGCAGTAGGTACACGGCCTTGACAGTTGCGTTGCGGTTTCGGCGTTGGGAGCCTCTCTTTTGGATGGGTTGTTCGGGCATGGTTAGGGGATTAGTTGGTACTTGCGTCCGTTGTGTTCAATGATTTCGGGGG